AGCGTCCGTAAATTGCATTAGCGCGGCGAAGCCGAACTTAACTGCTCTCTCTTCCCCTCCTATTTTAACTCTCTTTACCATTTGCTTTAAGTGTTTGTGTTAGTGTTTATTACGCTACTGTAGAGTACGTAATAGCTCCCGTAAGCTCGAATGTAGCCGAGTACGTTACGTTATCTTCCATTCCGCTAGAAACCTCTAAAGAGGTTACGTAAGCTGAAGCTTCCCAGTAGTGGTCGCCCGATACTTCGGTAGAAAATTTTACTGTGAGCTGTGAGCGTCCGCTCCAAGCTGTCATAAGATCATCTACGCCGTAAGCCGCATCTTCAGCGTAAAGTGCAGATACTGAGATAGTACCCGACTTAGTAGCCTCTAATAAATCGCGAGTAGCGCTAGAGTCTTTAGTAGTTGCGTCTCTCGTGTCCATAGAGAGAGAAATAGAGCCCTCGGTAGCGTGAGCTATTAGAGTAGCGCCTGCATAAACCCCTAAAAGGGTTCCGTTCATAATTCCGGTAGTTGCCATTTTTAATCTAGATTATTTAGTTGTTCTTCAATTATTACGGGGGCCTCGGCCCCAAATTCTACAGCCTTACCAGCTTCTATAAGCTCTAGGCCGTATTCGTTTACTACGCTTAAAGTTAGACCTTTCGCTAGCTTCTTACCGCTTGGCAGGGTTACTTTTTTCGTTAGTGTTATTTTCATCGCTTAACTCTTATTATATACTCCGAGCTCGTTACGTAAGTCTCGGTACCTGGGTCGTTATCGGCGTCTAAGTCTATAAATTGTATAGAGTCAATAACTACACCCGCTACCGTTCCGGTGTAACGATCTAGAGCGGTTCGTATTTTTTCGGTTAAATCGCTAGCCTCTGCGTAAGTTTCGCTAGCTACTACAATATCGTAGCGTACCTCGTCTAAAGTACTTACCCCGCTCTTAGTATCGCTTGGGCTTGTATCTTGTAGCACATATACTACAAAAGGGAAAGCCGCGCCCTGCGCTGCTATCTGCGGGTAAATGCGAGTACCTACGATAGCGCTTACGTCGCTGTCGCTGCTCAATATCGAGTATATAGCTTTTCCTTCCGTCATTATCTAGTAAGCTGGTATAAGCTCTGCTTTAGTATTTTCTGCACCTCTCTTAATAGCTGCGCTTGTGTTTGCGCTACTGCTTTAGCGTAGCCTTTTTCTGCGTAATCTATGTTACGTTTTTCCGTTGGCTCGGCCTTAGCCTTACCTCTTTTAAGTCCGTAGTTTACTATAGCTGCGTAATACCCGTCGAAGGTCTTACCTGCTTTCTTACCGAACCTTGCACCTACGTAACCTAAAAGCGCTCCCTTCTTTTTAGAAGGTATAAAAGCTATAGACCTTCTAAGGTTACCGCTTTTATTAGTTACTGTGCTTTCTTTGCTTTTCTTCTTTACCGTTCTAGTAGTAGCTGTTTTTTTATCGGAATTGTGAATAGATCCCTTTACAGCTTTTACTAAAGGCTTAGCGGCTTTTTTAATTCCTGCCTTAAACTGCCTAGCCTTTTTACGGTCTATATCCTCTAAAGCCTTTAGCTTTCTTAAAGCTTTCTCTAAACCTTCTACCTCAAAGTATACGCCGCTTTTCATCAGTCCCTTAGTACAGTATCTATAATAAGGTAGCGCTCTCTACCTTCTAAGCTTACGCCTTCAATCTCGTAAGTCTTACCGCCCCAGCTTATTTTAACTGTGGCGTCTACGTCGCTGCGGTAGCGTATTGTAAAGCGTACCTTATTTACGCTCGTTAGCTTCTCGGTATCTTCCCCCTCTTTAGGTGTTCCTCTATAATCTACTTTAGCCCATACCTGCGCTAAGGTGCTGTACGTTCGTACGGCCTGGCCGAAGCCGTCCGTACTTACGCTCGCACTTTGTAAGGTAATCCTTCTATCTAGTTTACCCGGATCAATCAAAGCGGAAAACTCTATAAGGGTTAAGTAAGTACTCGGAAGCTGTAGGTAGGCGGTGTACGCTGTCTACTCTCTTCTCGTACATTTCGCCAATCATTAAAAGCATAGCCATTTTTATGTTAGCCGGTACGTCCGAGGCTTGAGTATAACCACAAGTATAACGAACTATAACAGCGTTTACCGTGTCCTTAGTACCGTACCAGCCGTACTCCGGGAAGATGCGGCTAGGCTCACTTACTAAGTCCGTACGGTAGTCGCTAGCGTTTACGGTAATTTCGTCGCCGTTGCCGTCGATGTATTTAACGCTCGCTAAGCTTTGTACTGGCCCTCTGCTTAAATAAATTATATTACGATCTCCGCGGAAAGGATCTACGCCCGTTTTATACACGGGGAAAAAATCGTAGAACTCCTCTATAACGGTAGTTAAAAGAAACCTTCCTAAGTAACTCTCGGCCATTTGTGTAGCCGCGTCAATAAGAACCCCTAGCAGGGTGTCCTCTGCGTCGCTATCTACGCGCAAATAATCCTTAACCTCTTGTACGGTTAAAGCTTTTAAAGTTGCTGGGGTAATTATCGTGTAGCTCATTACTTAGCTCTAGTTGTTCTTTTAGTGCTCTTCTTGCTTACTGCTCTTTCGGTTTTCTCTACTTTCTTCTCCTCTACTACTTCGCAGAAGCCAGCATTTAAAAACTCAGCAGCAGCTGCAGAGGGCAGCTCTACTACTTGCCCGGAGGTGTAGTAGAAGTCTGCCCCTGCTATTGCTTGGTTAAATATAACCTTCATCAGCTGCTTAAGCTTACGCTTGGATCAAGTGCTTAATTGCAGTAGACTGTAGTACGTTACCGTCTACTCTACGATAAGCGATAAAGCCAGTCGATAGGGCATCAGCGAAACGCTCGTTTAAGCGTAGTAACTGTACGCCGCCAGCTTCGTGAACGTAGTACTGCTTAAGATCACCAAAGATAATAGACTTGTTACCAGTAGCGATACCGTCCATATCTTCGTTAATGTATACCGGCTTACCAAAAAGCATATCCGGAGCACCTACTTCCATTCCTGGTACGTAAGCTGGGAAGTCGTTAGAAGACCCGAAACCTAATACGCGGATAGCTTTAGCAGTTGCGCTATTCATCATCCAACCAGCGCCAGGAGCGTTACGGTAAGAAGCATCTACTGAGTAAAATAAGTCCATAACTTCAGAGATAGTAACCGCTGTAGCAGAAGCTGCAGTTTTACCCAAAGCAGAACCAGTTACGATACCTTGAGGCTTGCTAGAAGCGTCCCCAGTAGTAAGGTGTGCGTTAATACCGCGCTTAAGACGGTTAGCCAATTGCGAACCTACGAAGCTAGCCAAGTCAAAAGCGTTATCGCTCATTAATTGGTTAGATACTTTTACAATTTTAGAAGAGTAAGTGTAAGGCTCGAACTTCACGTTAGTAAAGGTCATATCGCTAACGCTCTCAGCTGTACCCTCGCCCAAGATCGCAGCTACTACGCTGGTGTCATTGTTGGCAGGTAAATTGAAGTGCTGACCGTTAGAAGTACGTAGGATTGTAGCTACTTGCTCGATATCCGACTTAAACAATTCCGTAGCGCTTACAAAGTCGCTCCAGTTTTCCGGTACCAAGAAACCACCTAAACCGTCAGTAGTAGTAATCTGCGTATCAGTACCGCGGAGCTCTGCAAGTGCGCGAGCTTCAGCAGCGTTAATACCGTTCATACCCTTACGTAAGTAAGCGTTAAACGCGTCGCGTACCTCTACTTTAGCTACGGGTGCGTTATCGCGTACCTCTTCAGCTTTAGCAGCCATTTCTTTCTTCAATTCTTCCGCACGCTCGATACGAGCAGCAGCAGAGCGGAGCTCGTCTACTTCGTTACTGATTGTGTCGAATTTCTCGTTTTCCTCGTTTGAAAGGTTACGGCCTTCTGCTTTTGCAGCCGCTACCATTCCCTGCATTTGCTCTACTAGAGCGCCGCGCTTTTCGCGCATTTGTTTAGCATTCATCTTTAGCTAGTTTAATTAAAGCGTTGTATAAATTATAGTTTAATTCCTCGGTAGGGGTCTCTCTTGCTTCCTCCGCTTCGCCTTCGCCTTTTGGCTCGGCGCTGCGTAGTCCGCTAGAGGCTGACGCGTAGGCCGGGTAAACTACCGGGCTTACGTCAAATAGAGAGCCTACCCTCTCTATATATCTTACGTGCTGGCCTTCTTCCATTCGCCAGCTATCCTTCTCTACTGTAAAGCCGAAGCTCGACTGGCTTAAGTCGCCGCGTCTAAAGAGCTCTAGCATATCGTTTCCGTAACTCGTGTTAGGCATCTCAAAGCGATAGTAAAGGCCTTTGTCGTCCTCCTTAAGCTCTAGGGTGCCGCTTGTAGTACGCGCTAGTAAGTAGTTGCTATCGTGGTTATATAACGCTCTTACGTCGTTATCTAATACGTTACTAAAAGCACCCGGTAAAATGATCTCACGAAAGCCGCCTAAGTCCTCACTCATTGAATTAAAGACGCTGGCGTAGCCTTCTACCGTGCGGCCTTCTACAGCTGCTTTAAGCTCGCCGTCGTAAGCTCTCTGCTCTACTACCTCGCTTAAGCTGCGTACCTCTGCACCGTCTACCTTAGTTAAGGTGCTGAATAGGTGCGCTACTCTTAAAGGCGGCTTACGCTCTACAAAAGCGCTTTCTTCGCTATCGTATTCATAGATGCTAATAAGCGCCGCTGGATCTTCGGCCGTGCCGTTTACCTTAAAGCCGCTATCGCTTTCTATTTGTCCGTTAGTCTCGATCTCTTTTACTACGCCTTGGCTTCTACCGCCGGAGCTGTTCCAGCTCACGAAGTCGCCTACTTTAAGCTCGCCCGCTTCCGCGCGCTCGTCTTCTTTGTAGCCTGCAGCTTCCATAGGTTCACCTTTACCGAAAGTTATAACGATCTCGGTCTCGGTTTCTTCTATGTTTTTTATATGTCTCTTTAGCTCTTTCTCTTCCATTTCTTCGTAAGTCTTTTTAGCCCAGCTTAGCATCTCATCGCCACCCCAGGCCGCATACATTATACTTCCGCAAATCTGCTTACCGTCCTCATCTTTAAAGCTGCCTTGGTCGTAGGTCTTAGCTCTACTTAGGAAGCTGTAAATACGTGGTAGGCGTTGCTCCGTTATAGCTTCTTTATTTGCTATTATACGGGCGCTTTCCCAGCCTACCGGCGTACCGCAGTCGGTGCCTTCTTCCTCGCGGATCTTTAGCGCTCTTTTAGCGTTATCCGTTGCAGCTTGTGGGTAGTCTGTCCAGGGCATTAGTCCGCGTCTACGTTAGTATCGTCCTCGCCACTCTTAACCATATTTAAAGGCTGCAGGTAAATATCGCCACCCTCTACCGGGTTAAGGTTCTCTAGGTCTCTAATATCGTTTACCGATAGCCAGCCCCATTGCCTAGCTGTAGCGTAAGCGTCGTAGCGTCCTTTTAAGTCTCCGCGCATCAAACCCTCTACCGTGAAATAGGCGTATAGGTTAGGCTCGTCTTCTCTAAATAGCTTACGGTTTAACTCTACTTCCATACGTCTAACGTAAGGCGTTACACAGTCCCGAACAAATTGAATCGCCTGCTGCTCTACGTTAGCTCTAGTACTTGAATTCTCAAGATCTGCTAAGTAGCTCGGAGGTATTCTAAAGATTCTAGCTATTTCGTTTACTTGGAATTTACGAGATTGTAAGAACTGGGCCGCCTCCGGATCTAGTCCGATTTTCTCGTACTTCATACCTTCCTCGAGTATAGCGGTACCGTGGGCGTTACTGTTTCCGCTATTTGCACGGTTCCAGCTTTCCTTAAGTCTTTTTATTACCTCGGTATTCAATCGGCCAGGAGCTGTAATAACTCCGCCCGTATTGGCTCCGTTAGAATAGAAGCGCGCGCCGTACTCTTGGGCCGCTAGCCCAATAGCTACGGCTTCGCGTGCTACTGCTAACGGACTCTTACCGGTTAAGCCGTTGAAGCTTAGCCCTACGAAGTGGATTATTTCGTAATCTAAATACGTGTGCTTGTCTGCGAATATGTAAACCTTTTCGCCGTCTACTACTTTTACCTCGACCTTCATAGGGTTCAAAGGAATAAGCGCCGTAGGGCGTCCTGCCGCGTTCATCTCTATTTTAGCATACGCGTTACCGTGTAGTACTAAATTAGCAGCCATAGCCTCGCGGAATGTGAAGGTAGAGCTTACGCTATTAGGAGCTTTCGCTAAAAGATCTTGTATTGGATGGCCTACAGCTTTTACGCGGGTTTCCCCGTCCGCTTGGTAGACGTTTAAAGGTATGCTAGCTATAGTTTCGCTAATGATCCTTACGGCTGCATAAACAGCGCTAAAAGTAAGCGCGTTATCTTCGCTTACTTGTACTCCCGTTTTACTAGTACCGAAAAGCCCCGTAAGCCACGCA